CCTGATTCTGCTTCCCCGGTTAGACGGCCTAGAACAAATAACGCGATATGTGGAAGTGGTATAATGAGACAAAACGGATTCAGAAGATATTGAGAGAAAAAATGAAAAACATAATCTTGTTATTGATCACCCCAATTCTTTTATCTGTAAGTTTATTTTTTCAGCCAGATAAAAACGATTTGTTTAAATATGTTCCTGAAAAAATTGAAACCATTGATACAAATTGTAAAATACGTATTACTCATAAGCCTTATGGGATTGTTGCTGATTGGCAGGAACCTCCAGAATTAATGAATATTAGGATGTAAATATGGCCTACACAAAAACAACATGGGTTGATGAAGTCCCCGCTTCTACCCCGATAAAATATTCCATCAACGGGGATATCGAAGGAGAAATTTCCGCAAGTGCTGAAATTGCAGTTGTTACCGGGATAACCCCGGGAACTGCGGTGAATGCCGCGAATCTCAACCACGCCGAAACGGGTATTTATGATGCCCATGTTGCGGCTGCCGCTGCCCAAGCTACGGCCACGGCCGCAATTCCAAAGAGCGGTTTTACTGCAGCCGGTCAGATTTTGGTGTCAACGGGCGCAGGAACTTATACAGTTTTAGACGCTTCCGGGAATACAGACAAGGCCATTGTTTCTAATGGCACAACTTGGGTAATGAGTTATATTGGTCAGCAATTTGGAGCAGTAGTTAGACGTGTAGCATCTCAAAGTTTTACCGGGGACGGGCACGATCCTGCTCAATTCACATCGGTTTTATATGATTATTCTAGTTTGTTTACAAATATCGGTGTCAATAACACGAGAATAACAATCCCGGTTGGATTTGCCGGTTTATATGTTGTGGTTATGAGCGCATCTTCAACCAGGGACACAACTCCTAAATACCAATATGCATGGGCAAAGAAAAATGGTACTGATTACATTGATATGATTAGGCCATTTACAGAAGTAGACGGATTAAGTAATTCTCATTTAAATGTAACATTTTATGAGGATTTAGTAGAAGGAGATTATATCGAATTGACTATAACTCCACAAACTACCGCAAGAAATTGCAGCAATATAACTATGAGCGCGTTTTTAATTGATAGGGGTGTTTAATGGCCTACACAAAAACAACATGGGTTGATGAAACACTGGCTTCTGCTGAACTTTACAATATCAGCGCTGCTGGTTCTTCTGGCTCTGCAATTCATTCGAATGTGAAAATAGAATTATCCACGCCCGTTTCTGTTGCAGGAACTTCTGTAGATGCAACGAAGATGAACAACATTGAAAGCGGTCTTGATAATTTATTTAAATATGGGCAGGATTATGCCAGTATTGCAAATACAACATCTTTGAATGGTAGTGTTGCACTTACGAATACCAGCGTCATCCTACAATTTTTTAACGCAAATGGTTCAAATAGAAACATAAATTTCCCAACTCCTGGAAGTACGAACCATTTATTTGGTATCTCAAATTCTGGAAGTGCAGGGAATTTAATTCTCAACGATTCCAGTTCTACTATTATTGAACCTGGAATTACAAGATTCTTCTGGCCTGGCGTGTCTGCATATCAAGTAAATGGTTATTCTCTACCAATTGGGACTACGGCAGGGCAAAAAATGGTTTATGCGCCGGCCGAAGCAACAAAAAAAGCTTTTATTCTTGACACATTTACCTGGAACATTATCATCGGCAATGGAGCAGCAACGGTTACAACCGGCGTAAAAGGTTGGCTTGAAGTTCCTTACGCCTGTACTTTAACATCAATCAGATTATTTGCCGATGAGGCCGGTGCGATCGTTGTTGATATCTGGAAAGATACTTATGCGAATTTTCCTCCAACTGATGCGGATAGCATCACGTCGGCCACTCCTCCGACAATTCCGGCAACGAATCAAAAAGCGGAAGACACATCACTTACGAATTGGACGAAAACATTTGCAAAAGGTGATATCCTGGGTTTTAATGTTGATTCTGCCACGACCATAAAACAGGCCACATTATCGCTTAGCGGTTATAAAACGGCGGTGGCATAATGACAACGTTAGATTGCGTTGATATGACTGCTGATGATACAGTCTATGGTCAAAGCACAACCGATTATACCATTGCTCGGTCTACTGCGAATAATAGATTTCATAATATTGCTATCCCAGAATGGCTTGGTGTTGGCAGGTCAATGTATGTTCGTATTTATAGATCATTTCTAAAATTTAATACGACAACATTACCTGGGGATGCAATAATCTCTCAGGTAAATATGAAATTAGTTTGTGTTTCCGATACGTCTACTGCCAATTTCGACGTGGATATTGTTAAATACAATTGGTCGGCTTATGACCCATTGACAAATGCAAATATGGAAACGCCATTTGATGGGTGTTTATCGGCCACGAAAGACGTTACCTGGCGTAATACCAATGGGATGTCGTTGAATACTGTATACACATCTCCGAATATGGATGTCGATTGGCCTACTCGGGAAGGATATACTTACTATGGTATCAGATCATATTCGGACTATGCCAATCCTACAAATCCACCAACATCCGATGAGTTTATTTACCTTGCGGCTCAAGACCACGCCACTGAAGCATATCGGCCAATCCTCGAAATCGTTTATGAACATGGGGGCAATATGTTCCAGGTAATTTTTACAGATTGAAATGAACATCAAAAAAGCAATTAATAGAGACCGTAAAAAGAAAAACACTAAGAAAAAACCTGGCAAAAAGATGTACAATAAAGATGAAAAGGAAAACAAATGATTCATTATTCGCAACGAGCCCCTGCTTGGAAGAATAATATTATCGGAATGTCCGATACAAAAACAATTGGAGATTATGGTTGCCTGCTAGCAGATGTTGCCATGGTTTGCACGAAGTACGGCCATAATGTCAACCCTGGGGAACTCAACGAAAAATACCGTGCAGTTGCTGGTTTCAGCGGGGCAAACCTTATCGTGCGGTTAATAAATTCAATTTACCCTGACATTTACCAAGACAACTTAATCACTTGCATGGACGTTGAAGCTCCATTATCGTTGATTGATGAATATCTAAATGCAGGGAAACCTGTTATCGTGCAACTTGATCAAAGCCCAAATGCAGGGCACCAGGAACATTGGGTTGTTATTGTCGATAAAGTTGGTGATGATTACACGATTTACGACCCATGGGATTTATCATCTTCTGGTAAATCTCTTGTTAAATCTTATGGATTTGCATCTCTTGACCCCTCCCATATTATTACTGCTGTTTTGACAATTGGGTCAACCGGTATGCAACAGACAATATCAACCAATGATAATTACAACTCAACAGTTGTAGCCGTAGCAGGTGCAGCGTTGAGACGGGAAAGAAATATATCATCTGATACCTGGTTGGCTTATTTGCCATATGGGATAAGATTAAAGGCCGGAAGCTCGAAAGAAATCATTGACGGGTACACGATGCGAGCAATCACTTGTTACATGGCAGAAAATGATGTTGATGGAACTGAAATCCTGAAATTAGATTAATCTTTGCATTATTGCAATAGGTATGATATAATATTTCTGACGACAAGTTTAACCTTTCATTTCTTCTCCTTTCTGGTCTAAGAAAAAACCCCCTGAATTAGGGGGTTTTTTCATCAATGGGCTATTTTGAATTCTTCTTTTTTCTCGGTGTACTTTTTTAGGATCACCTCCCTATCGAGACCGCACGATTCGATGAGCGGTGTAGTCATGAGCCAATGCTCTGCCCTGATCCTCCCGTTTACTGCATCCCGGCCGGCTTGTTTAATGATTTCTATCGCCAGGTTATAGCAGCCGTCAGTGGTGTAAGTTGTCATTTTTGCGGGAAGATCATGGACAGGAAATCTGATACCCTTTCATATCCGACGATCAGACCAGAGACGCTCGCTGATAAAACGACAGCCAGGATATTCGATGTTTTCAAAAGTCCAATGTCTTTCGTGTTATTGTTAATTCGTTCATCATGGCGGGTAAGTAATTCATTGATGTCATCGGCACGCTTATTGCCGCATTTCACATCCTGCCGTATTTCGTTGGTTGTTGCAGCGAGATTATCAATTTTTTGCGACATAAGCGCAATTTGTATACCGACCGGTTGCCTGGCTGTCATGGTTGGCTATCCAGATGGTTTTTTATCGGTCTGAAGCGCCTTGAACAGGATTGTGGCGACGCTGAATACTTCCGTTGACACTTTCATCATCGTGTCGAGATCAAACGTAGCGCCAGTAAACAATCCAGAAACAAAGACGACTGCGGCCGCCAACCCGACGCATAACACGACGGCAACTGACATAGCATATTTCCCGTAAGCCCCGAGCATGTCTTTGATCAGATTGATGACCGGGACGCCGGTGATACCAGCAACAAAACCAATTACGTAAAGAATTAAATTCGTATCAAAAGTCATATTTCCTCCAAAAAGTTCGAAATTGTGGTTTATTCATTTGAATATGAAATCTTAAAAAATCTTCATAAACACCTCCACAAGAATATTATAGCACGTCTGTCAATACGCAATTTGCTTATTAATACAGCAGAAACAATTCAATATGAAATCTCCCTTTTTCTTCAATGAATGCTTCGATTTCGTTGTATTGCTCCTGATTTATAGCGCCGAGTTGCAGATATGCCATAGAATGCCCGGAATAATAAATCATTGTGTTCGCTATTTCATCTATGGATTCAACCAAGGTAAATGTTTTTGAAATTGTTTCTTTGTAAAGGGAGATATCAACTGATGCCATTACTCAACCTTCAACACACAGTTCTTAATGACTCTTTTATAAACCAACTCGTCATAAAATTCCAACTGGTCAAATGGAACCAATATTTTATTCGGGTCAACTTCACCGGTAACGTCATAGAATTTGCCATCAAGTTCGAATACAAAATGCCCTGGGATGACGTCATAGAAAATATCGCCGTCCTGAAATACTGCTTTTAGGATCGCTGCGAAGTGAAAGCAATAATCCTTTGTGAATATCCTGGTGAGAACTTTTTCATCTTGAAATCGGAAATCGTGGATAAATTGCTCAATTTCGTTCAATGGCTTTTGATCTTTATCTTTCAAATTTTTGTATTCAAGGTACTTTTCGCAACTACAGCCATAACCTGTCTGTTTTTGGTTTTTCCATACTTCGGAAGGGCATATGTCACAAGGGTGTTCCATGTTACAATCCTCTCAATCCGATAAATCGGAGGTGGATGTTTCGGCATTAGCGGGCGCTTCGGCGTCCGTTTTGTTTTTTAATTCTGAGATTAAATCGTTTACAAATTTCATCCCATTCTCTTTCAGTTCATCAACGTCATAACCGGCGTCCTCGAGATCTGCTTTGATTTCATCATCAGTTTCAGGTTCAGGAATCTGATCAAAAAGATCATCAAAATCTTGTGCAATTTGTTGGAGCGTGCGTTCTTCGCTTTTCAACGCTTCACTAGCGACAGAAAGTAACCATTGCGCTTCTTGGCTTCTATTCCCATTAAACGCGGCAAATATCTTATTGAGCGCACTTTCAAGCTCTTCAATTCTGGCGTTCAACTGGTCTTCAATTGGCCTGGTCGTGAAATTGTATTCACCAGTCATTGGGATAACCATCCATCTGCCAACACATTCTTTATTTGTACAATGCGTTTCGCCTCCGCATTGTGGATTAATTTCTACTTCTTGCCCGCAGAACGGGCACTTCGGTAAATCACTCATCGTTTTCTTCATTTTTTCGCATCATCATCGTCAAGATACGACAACGTATGAATTCATCCATCTTTTTTTCATCCACCCAATCCATATTTTCGTTCAATGCGCGGCATATTACACTGGCTATCTTATGGCATTCAGCAGACTCAAAATGGTCATCACACATCATACCGTCTTCTTTAGCCTCATCCAATGTATATCCCCATTTTTCGAGTTGACGTTGAGACGGAGTGTAGTCTCCCATATTCCATACTTTGATTGTGCGTTCTTCTCCGAAAGTATTTTTATACTTAATTACTGTCCCATAATACTTACCATCAAGAGGTAATATTTCTGCTTCCATTTTCATCCTTTCCTTACTTCCGATTCTGGTTGTTATTCAATATTCCGTCGAGCAAAGAAAACCGCGTCCATTCGCGTTAGCCCAGGCATTAGCGGTATCTTCAAAGTACACAACACCGCCCCTTGGGTCTCTACGTGCTGTTATTGGTAAATTCGTATTATTTGGTTTGTAGTCTGTTTCATCAACGTGGATAGTAATATTTACATTGTCGTCAATTATGTACCAATCACATATATCTTCCCCAATATTCGACATTGTTTCTCCATAATGTTCCCGAAATACTTTTTCGAGATCATTGAGATCTGTCGCTACAAAACAATCAACATCATTTGTGTAGACATACAATTTATTTTCCATTTTAATCCTCTCTTATAAGTTCCGATTTCTCCAAATAATCGGAACCTATTTTTCCTTCATCCATGATTGAGTATGGTCACAGTAACAACAAAATTTTACCAATGGATCTGAACTGAAATAACATAATTCAAGCCAAGATCCACAATGCTCACAGAAATATCTTGGGAACATTTTTCTAATTGGTCTTTTAAGCCAATTTGATATTTTTTCTGGTTTATTGCTATTACATATTTTTTGGCATAATTCCTGAAATGATATTGGAATTCTAATAATTTCATACAATATATAAATCAATATTTTCATCTCTCACCTCTCTCTTTCAATTCTCCCTCAATCTTTTTGTACTCATCATAATCAGCCACAATGAGCATCCCGGTAATAGATTTATTAGTGAGAATGTCCATCACAGTTTGTGCATCAGTCATTATGGTGACTTTACCTCTCGCACCAACAATTTGCGCAGATATAATATTCCCTAAGGGGAATGCTTTTATTGATTGAAGATTTCTTGATGACATCTCATCCAGAATATCAAAACTACTTGGTTTACTCATCATTCATCTCCATCGTCAGCCCACATAAACGTTTCGGGTTCTGTTGGTGCATTGGTGTTCTCTATTTTAGGCAATTCAATCCCCAACAATTCAGCCGCTTTTCTGACCCATTCAGACCAATCGCAGCAGTGCCAGGTATTATCCACGATTTCCGATGTTGAGTACATGCACGACTCACGCGCTGCGCCGCCAATAACTTCGCGGATGAGTTCGAGCGCATCTTGTTTTTGTTCTCCGGCAGCGGGCAACTTGACAAAATACCGGTATATGGTGTTGTTCCGTCAATACGTTTATCCTGCCACAAAAGGCCACAAAATTCTCTACCCAAAATCGAATGCGATTTATGCGGGCAATCCGCGCAGTGGTCAATCATCACCTGGTAAACTTTCGTCATCGCTTCACCTCGATACTACATTTGTAAGTCACCACCCATGGATTCGAATCCCACGGAGTTTTAGGATATTGTTTGTCCCAGGTTGGCACAAACCAATTTTTCCCCAACAAGTATTCATTTGGGCAACCTTCGAAGATAAAATCTCCTTCATCGAGTTCTTGCACCCTCCGCACTTTGATGCTGGTAGGCGTGATGAAGATGCGTGCTGCCCAGGCGGGCATGGTAACAGGCGAACGCCATCGGGTCGGGCATGGATGAGAACTGTCAAACCAAAAATATCCTTCATCATCCGATTCTATTTCTGCTTTTATGCATTCATCGGTACACTGTATGCAATAATCTTCTGCTTTGTATTCGTCAACATCAATCCAGTCAATTATGGTTGTTTTACCATCTTTGTATTCAACCATCCAATCATGATCTTCATCACTCCAATCAACTATTCTCCACGTCTCTTTGACGTAGTATTGGATGCAGATGTGGTATGGAACATTAATTTGATATCCATGTTCATCTGTCCATCCGCCATATCCAGCAACAATAATTGGGTTCCATCTAATAAGATTGGGTTGTTCCTTCAATGGCTTCGTAAATTGTTTCATCCGCCCGTCGATGGCGGCCTTGATTTGCCATTCTGGTAAGTAAATGCCTTTCATGATTCTCCTTTCAAATCCGAAACAAAACCGCACGCCGCTTCAACATTTTTGCTTGAACCAATCCCGACAATAACCTTGATGATTTTCCAGATTGCTTCTGGTAATGTCGCGTAGTTTGCGCTATGGACAACACCGCATGTGATAAGTTTTACGTGCCAATGTAGCGGGCCGAGTTTTGTATATTCCAGGCCTAGAAGTTTTTCTTTCATGATTTCACCTCCGGCTTCGGTGGCTGCGGGAGAGGATGATAATGAGTGATAGCTGCATGCATTGAGCAATATCCATTTTTGGTCTTTGCTAATTTTATACATTTATCAACTATGCATTTTTTCAATTCGTCCATCTCATCCTCCTTTCATCTCCCGGTCGTAATCGGCTTGCAGATTGAGCCAGAATTCAGGCGTGGTGCCGAAAATATTAGCTAACATTCCTGCATGAAAATCTGTAATGCGCCGATCGCCACCGGTAGTTATATCGAAGTAATATTCTTTTGTAAAAAATCCTTCAAAATGGTTGTCTGTGAAATTCTTCACGCTTCCATACTTCGGCTTGATAAATTCCTCAAACAATACCTCGCCAGGGCGAAGTGGTTTCATCTTCTTGGGCGCTTTCTGGTCTCCAAGGAACGCATGGATTGCCGAGTGAAGGTTTTCAATCTCTTCTCTCGTAAGAAAATCTCTGTTTGTAATGTAACCAATCTCATCCCTGGTTACAAGAGTATAAATATCTTGGTGGGTTGATTTCTCAATAGTAAATTTATTCATCTCATCCTCCCATCGCCTTATCAACGATATCCTGGATATACCCGATAGCCTCTGAAGGAGTGACATTCGCAGGGACGTAATCCGCAATTTCGCACATGGCTGTTTCGAGTTTTTTGATGCGTTTGTTCAGGCGGTCGTCTAATTCGTCAATTTCAAAATCATTCCCGCAATGGTCGCAAAATAACACCAAATCGGATTTCCCTTCGCGAGTTTCATTATCTAATTCAGCGTGAATTAATCCTCCGCATTGACAACGCTTAGGATATTCGCCATCTCCGCAATTCCCTTTTAGACATTTCATATCGTGAATATGACAATAAATTCCTTCCATCTCAATTCCTCGCTTTCCTGAACACAAAAAAGTTGATAACGACCGCAAGGATGAAAATCACGGCCAGGGCGGTCATTTCTGCGCCTCGTCATATCTTTTCTGCACAAAAAGCCAATACTGTACATCTGTTTTGAAAAACCTTCCGAACTTTTCGGAAATCTCAGGCGTGATTTTTGCGCCAGGCACACAACAATAGATATTTGCAATCTGCTCGTACATTGGATCATCTGGTTTGACGCCGATAGCGGCGCATAAATCTCCATTATCCATTTTCTTTGGTTTCAAAAAATATTCAAGCAAATCGCCGGGATGTGTCATAGTTCCACGTCTTTTCGAACATAAAACGTAACCCGCTTCAAACCCATTTGATCAAGCACGTCGTCGGGTGGAGATGACACGCCATTCTTGATACGGCTGATCATTCCTGGATCTTTCCCGAGAAGAAGAGCGACAGAAAATTGCCGACCATATTCACTTACTAGGCGTTCGATCTCTTCTTTGACATCATACACTTCAAGGTTTTTTATAATCTTCATGCTATTTACTCCATTCATAAACGATCTTCGCGCCTTCCCCGGTATGTAACCGCCATGTCTTATTATTGAATGACGGTACAAGCCCAGATTCCCATAGTTCAATAGCCGATGAAAAGTCGTATTTGTATTCGATATTGAAGAAGGATGATGTATATGCCCACACGGAATCCCCCACGGAATCCCACACGTAAGCCCACACGGAAGTCCACACGTAAGCCCACTTCTTGAGCAATTCAATATGATGCTCAGTAACTTCCGTAACCTCTGGCAACTCAAACGGATTAATGATAGGTTTGACGATGAGCGGCTCGACGATGGTTTTCCAGTCGAGGTTATCAAGCCATTCTTTTACATTTGCTTGGTCGTCTGTTCCGTTGATACAGTCAACTGTCAACACTTTTGCCAACGGGTTGTACTCGTAGCAGTTGATTGCATTGGTGTCAACACCATAATGCTTTATGATGGAACTATGACTGTCGCAGTCTTCCGAGTGTTTCATATCGACACGTTGCTTCCAGTCAAAATACAGTTTCTTATTTTCTGACGGGACGGTTACTAAACTAAAAAATTGACACATGATATTGTCCTTTCGTATTTGTAATCTACGATTATTGTACAGCGTAAATTGCATTTTGTCAATTGACAAATCGTATCAATTGCCTTATAATGATGCTGTAATCCAAAATCAAATAAACAGGAGATGAATATGAGTGACGAAACAAAAGCAATTGAACCAAGAAAACCGGAATTAAAATCCATTATGCGTTCTGACCAAATTGTCAGCCGGTTTGAGGAAGTGGTAGGAAGAGGTCAGGCTGGTGGATATATTGCCAGCGTCCTTCTTGCCGTATCTCAAAATGAAAAATTGGCAGAATGCACATCAAATTCAATTATCGGGTCTGCTCTTCGTGCCGCAACGTTGCGACTGTCTTGCGACCCAAGCATCGGTCATGCATATCTTGTGCCATATAAGAACAAAGCGACGATGATTGTTGGTTGGCGTGGTTTGAAACACATGGCGCTACGTACCCAAAAATACCGCCACTTAAATCTTATCAAAGTTTACGAAGATGACGAAATCTACATCGACAGATCAACCGGAATCATCACGATGATGGCCGGGAAAACAGAAATTATCCCATATCACAGAGAACATTTTGACGTTCTTCCTGCCGGATACATGTTGTATATGGAAATGCTTTACGGCTATAAACATACATTTTTTATGACCGTTGAAGAGTGCGACCGGCACGGCGCAAGGTATTCGCCAAATTATGGTTATAAAAATAGCATGTGGCAGACAGACCCACATGTTATGTACCGCAAAACAGTTGTAAGGCAAGGTATCACAAAAGAAGGCTATCTTGACCCTCACGATTTATTGACACTCAGCAGTGTTGATGAAACCGAGGACGACGACACCAATTACCTGGAAGGTATCGAAATCAAGGAAGAGAAGAAGGATAAAAATCAACTTCTCACGGATATGGGTTTCGAGTCGGAAGAACATCAACCTGAAATTGTGGAACCGGAGCAACCTACCACTTCCATGGATTTAGATACTGCAAAGGCAATCAAGAATCAAGAAGGGAAATCTTACGGGGATATTGATTCAAAAACTTTATCCCATATGATTTTATCGCTGACGAAATCAATCGAGAACAATGGTCTATCCCTTGATGAAATGAATGAAAAGAAGATGAAACGTGATGCGATCGGAATTATCTTGAACCACCGGTCGAAGGAGCAGAAATGAGCGAAGAAACGAAATCAATGTTAAGGAACCTCGCGGTAATTCGCGAGGAAATCGCATCTACAAAGACCGATGTGAAACACGCCCAGGCCAATCTTGAAGCGTCTGTTGAATGGGAAATTCTCCAGACTTCGAAAGACCATCTAAAAGAACTCGAAACAGAAGCGTTAGAACTGATGGTCTCAATCAAAAAAGAAGCTTTAGAAGAATATCGTCTGACTAACGAGAAACCGTCGGTTGACGGCCTGGCGTTGAGAATCAATCACTTGCTCCGTTATGACCTGGGGAAGGTAACAGAATGGTGCAAGGAAAATGCCAAGGCGTTATTTAAGTTGGATATCGGAGAATTCGAAAAACTGGCGAAGACGATATCCGTACCTGGTGTTGAAATTGTAGATGAACCAACAATCACCATCGCACAAGACCTATCGTTTTATCTTGACGAAAAAAAATAAAGGAGAGGCCGCAGAAATGCGGCCTAAATATATGAACACAATTCCGATTTTTGGGACGAAAGTAAAAACAAAATACGGCATTGGAACCGTCCAGGGAAAAAGAAAAAATCTTGAAACTGGAATTATCCAGCCGTTTGTAAAACTCATCGTCAGGCCAGATATGACCGATGAGATGAAACATGCTGCCGATGGACGATCTTGGGTCTATTGGTATTTTGATGTCAACGAACTGGAGGAAGTGGAATGGAATACATTGTTGTAGAATCATATAAAAGTGTGAAAGAAATCGTCGGATTGGTAAATGAAAGAATTAAGGATGGATACATCCCTTTAGGTGGTATTAATGAATCGTCAGCAACCAATGAATCTGTATTTTTATTGCAGTCCATGATAAAAAACGACGAAAATCAACCAGAAGTATCGTCTAAATCAAATACCACCTGCGAGTCAGAAAAAACAGAGAAAACCGGTTGCGAAAACGATAAAGATGATATTCATAAATATTTCGTCGCTAGCTTTGTTGTTTCATTGATTTCGCAGATTTCAAACCATCCTGAATTAAACTTCTCAGAAAGCATAGACTTGCTTCGTAAAAAGTTTTCCGATGATGGCGGCATGTCTCTAAACATCGGCTTCGGATATTTCATCGACCTTCTTAAGGCCGTCTACCTGGCCGGGAAAGAAGATGGGAAATTTGGTGGGTGAAACTATGAAAGAGAAACCTATTTTATATAACGGAGAAATGGTTCGAGCAGTTCTCGAAGGCAGGAAAACGCAGACCAGGCGGATTATCAAACCAATATCACAAGATAAGTGGTTGTTTGATGGTAGTTGGTCAGACAAATACGTAAAAAATCCCGGCAATTTCGTTGTTGAACATTGCCCATACGGGAAAGTTGGCGATCGTTTGTGGGTGCGCGAGACTTGGAAAATATCATCGTTTATGGAGGGAGAGCCTATTGAATTCCAATACAGGGCGGATATGACGACAAAAGAAGAAAATGAAATGTCTGATTGTGTAGCTTATGAGTATTGGTATGAAAACATGGTATCAGATTCATCAAGTTATCTCGAAAAAATTGGGCACCCAATGAACAATGAAGGTATATACCATTGGAAAAATGGTGAATCCCCTTTGCCTTGGAAACCATCTATACACATGCCCCGATGGGCTTCTCGCATCACATTGGAGATAATCAACGTCAAAATTGAGCGAGTGCAGGATATTAGCGAAGCCGACATAATCGCCGAAGGTTGCCCCAATGAATATCTTCTCGGGAAGAATTGGTTTATACCGGCATGGAATTCCATCTATTCAAAGCGCGGTTTCCCATGGGAATCGAATTCATGGGTGTGGGTAATTGAATTCAAAGTTTTATGATAAAATAATTAAAACGGTTTGGCGGCCGAAAAAGTTACTCACGGGACATAAATCATTCGATTGATGCGCCTGCTGTCCATTCCCACCGTGAGGGGATCGCCAAAAGGCACGGGCGCAGCAATCGGGTGATTTTTTATATTGAGGATAAACATGAAACAAAATTCTGCATTACTAATCAATGAACCACCTATACAAGTAATACCATCGTTGGCTTTGTTGTTGGGATTGAACGAGGCAATTGTTTTGCAACAGCTTCATTATTGGCTGGAAAACAAAAAATCAGGAAGAATTATTAATGGAGTAAAGTGGGTTTATAACACATATGAGGAATGGAGAAACGATAACTTTCCGTTCTGGTCAGAGAGAACAATCCAAAGAATATTTTTGAATCTTGAAAAAATCGGAGTCATAGTTTCAACAAAATTTGACACAAAAAACTATGATCAGAAAAAATATTATCGTATTGATTACGACAAGTTGGCGCTACTAGAGACGACAGAATTACGTGATAGAGATGGACAAAATGTCTTATACGATGACGACAAGTTGGCACCATCTTTAAATAGTAATACAGAGACTACGCCCGAGATTATTTCAGAGAAAACAGCAGAGATTAACGCGAATTCTGTTGATTTTTCTGTAAATCTTTTTTCAATTTATGAACATGAAATAGGCCCTATAACTCAATCAATTTCAGAGAGTATAACCGAAGCCCAAAAGACCATTGATGATTTATTCCCGAACGATAAGACAATATCAACTGAATGGATAGCCACAGCTATCAAAAGATCTGCATTGCAAAACAAAAGATCTTGGGCTTACGTGAATGGGATATTGAAGAAATGTATTTCTCAGGGATTTATGGATGATGGCAAGAAACCAGAAATCAAAAAAATACGACAATACGCAGAAGTAGCCTGACTGGGAGAAGGTTATGGGAAAAGAACTCGGAGACCAGATTATTAATCATCAAAAAGAAGCAGAGTTATTATTTTGCGCATCCGTATACTTGCAACCTGGGATTGCGGTCGAGGAATGCGGCTGGCTTGATGAGAATATTTTTATGGATGGGCGAACTAAATCATTTTGGGGGAAAGTTAGAAAAGGTGAACCCGTTGCGTCTGCGGCCATTGATGCAAAAATTTACGACGAAATACTGAAAAACATGGACAATGTAATTTCTTCTGTCTACGTTGATTCGTACGCTAAAGCAATTGCAAACGATTCATATCTTCTCAGTGTTTCAAAAATCATAACAAACATTGCCAAAAATATTTCGGAACGTGACATCGAAAAGACCCGGGAGAACGCATTAAAACTATCCGAATACATGCCGAAGCGCGCCGATGATGTACCTAATATTGCAGACATCGCCTTGCAGGTACATGAGGAACTTGATGACAAACCGGATATTGTAAAGACCGGTATCAAAAATCTTGATTATTTGACCGGGGGTCTGCACAAAAAAAATCTTACTATCCTTGCCGGTCGTCCATCCATGGGTAAAACCGCTTTTCTTTATCAGATTGCCGAAAATGTCGCCGGCGCCGAACAGCAGGTTTTATATTATTCTCCAGAGATGCCGGCCGGTGATTTATTACGTCGAGCTGCGTGTGGCAGGGCGAGAGTATCGTCGCGTGATTTAATGGCTGGGAGATTATTACCAGACCAGAAAGAAAACGTCAAGAAAAAACTGTTTGAGATTATTGAGAAAACAGAAGACAGATTGAGAATTGAGGATAAAGCAATTATTAAAATGGACGATATTTGGTCCAATGTATCAAACTATCATCCTTCCTTAGTGATTGTCGACCATATCGGACTTGTTAACCGGATATCAAAAACAATATCGGATGATGTTAAATTGCTTGGCAATACGTCGTGGGCCGGGAAAGCAATAGCAAAACAATTTAATTGTGCTTTTGTATTTGCGATGCAACTCAATCGAGCGGTTGAAACCAGAGAAGACAAGAGACCTAAAATGTCAGATTTAAGAGCATCGGGAGAAGTTGAACAGGATGCCGATTCTGTTTGGACTATATACAGAGACGGGTATTATGATAACAATAATGTCTCTACAAAATCAGAGACGGAAATTATCGTGCTGAAATTTCGCAACGGGCCAGTCCCATTGAAAATAGAATTGATTTATGATATGTTGCTCCAACAGTTTTATCCGAAAGAAATGAATAGAGATTGAAAGGAGATTGAAATGTTTGAAATTGTTGTTGGGATAATCACGGTTTTGGCTTCTGGAGTGTTCGGATATTTTATTGCGAAATTTGTTAACTCAAAAAAGTCAACATCTTTTGAAGGTGCCTTTGAAAGTATCAAATCAACCATCGATGAAACTTTGATTGCCGCAAAAAATATTGATGAAATCGATGGACTCGGGACATTCCTACTTGGTTACGTTGCGGCTTTTCGGGTTGCAGAAACAATAACGGATGACGAATTAAAAATCTTGAACAGATTTATCAATGATATGGTAAAACTTCACTTAACTGCCATTGAGAAACTGGAGAAGAATTGAAATGGGTAAGAAATCAAGAAAACTAAAAAAACATTACACTTGGTCGCCAATTGAAAAATACAACCAAGTAATTGATCATTATTTTATGGGATGCTTTTCTGATAAAGTAAGAGAATTTTATGCCCCTGAATATGTCCTGGTGAAACTACTGAATGGTTACATCTCGCGTGGCATCCAGGACGGAACCGGCCTATGGCATGTATATGACTACGACAACAAAATGCGGATTGTATCGTTAGAGAATCCAGTAACAGAATGGTGCTGGATGCCGATGGAGTCTACATGAAACTACTGGATCTATTTTGCGGAGCAGGTGGAGCAGCAACGGGATATTATCGCGCCGGATTTACAGATATAACCGGTATCGATATCAATCATCAGAAACATTATCCGTTTAAGTTTATTCAGGATGACGCTCTTGAATATCTCGAAGAACATGGGAACGAATATGATGTGATACATGCAAGCCCACCATGCCAGGCGTATTCTCTTGCTTCCATTCGTTACAGAAATGAGGGGAAAGTATATCCTAAACTTATTGATCCGGTAAGAGAGATGTTGATTAAAATCGGGAAACCATACATTATCGAAAATGTTCCTGGGGCACCGTTGATAAACCCAATAACTTTATGTGGATTGATGTTTGATCTTCATGTGTTTCGCCACAGAAAATTTGAAACCTCATTTATGGTTTTACAACCAATTCATCCGAAACATAAAGGGAAGCGGATAGGCGAAGGATATTATTCTATCGCCGGTGGCGCTGGTAGGTGGAAGTCATGGGGGATTGTAAAAAGAGACGTGAGTAAAGGAACCGTCTCACAATGGAGAGAAGCTATTGGTATTGATTGGATGACAAGAAAAGAGCTTACCCAAGCAATCCCACCAGCCTACACCGAATATATTGGAAATCAATTGATGGAGATTATGAAAAATGAATAAAAACGATTGGATTTCTGTAAAAGACAATCATCCTGAAATTATCAAAAAATACAGCACATCTGAATGGGTTTTAGTGGATTGGGAATTTGAAGGGATGAGAAAAAAAGTAGTAGTTATGGCATATCTGGATAATCTTGGTATATGGCATACTTCTGCCGGCCATATAGCTCATTCAAAAAACGAAAACGCCCCTACCGTTTGGATGTCTTTGCCGGAGTTACCATGACAGTTATGGAGATTATCAAGAATGAGTAGAGTAGAAGATATGTTCCAACACCATATTGAATATTATTGTATGCTTTATAAAATAGGCATGGCTGAAAGGGAATACAAATTTAATGTTTCTCGAAAATGGCGTTTCGATTTTGCTTTTCCCGATAAGAAAATTGCGGTCGAAATTGAGGGCGGAACCTGGAAGCAAGGGAGACATACTCGAGGAGCAGGTTTTGAAAAGGATTGCGAAAAATATAACCAGGCTGTACTTGATGGTTGGCGCGTTCTGCGTTTCACGTCTGGTATGGTTTATTCCGGCAAGGCGATTGAAACAATTTTGAAAATTTTGGAGGTTGAGTAATGGTTGATATAAAATTGTATCTTGGGGATTGTCTTGAAGTTATGAAAGATATACCGCCAAAAAGTGTTGATGCAATAATAACAGATCTTCCATATGGGACTATAGCGTGCCAATGGGATGTAGTTATCCCATTTGATGAAATGTGGAAATTATCAAATAATATTAACAAGGGCGTTTTTGTAACTACCTCAAGCCAACCTTTTACAAGCATGATTATCTGCAGCAATATCAAAGAATTTAAGTACGAATGGATATGGGAAAAAACTAAAGCCACAGGATATCCTATGGCGAAAATAAGACCGATGAAGGCTCATGAAAACATACTTGTATTTGGAAGCGCAAACTATAACCCCCAAATGGAGAAAGGGAAACCATACAAACAACCAAGAAAAAAACAAAATTATGACAAAACGATGAATGGAGCTTTTAAGGTAAGAAAAGAAGGTTATATATTTGAAGACAATAACGGAACAAGATATCCAAGGTCTGTAATAACTTTTAGAAACTCTTATTATGATGATGGCGAACAAGTTCATCCAACACAAAAACCTGTATCTTTGTATGAGTATCTCGTAAGGACATATACAAACGAAGGCGGCACAGTCCTTGATATAACAATGGGATCAGGAACAACTGGCGTTTCCTGTGTTAAAACAGGCCGTAATTTTATCGGGATAGAGAAAGATCCTGTTTATTTTGCAATCGCAGAAAAACGCATAAAAGAAGCACAAATGCAACCTAACTTATTCGAAAGCGAGAGAGAATGATAGGAAAAATAATTGATGTTACTGACAAAGTAGAAAAAGGATATACAGACGATGGAATTACTGCAATTCTGAAATGCGTTTGTGGATATGATAAATTGTTTTTGATTACCGAAGAAGGATCCGAAGAATATGACCCACATAATTCTATGCTTGATAAATCTTCAAAATGCCCTTCATGCGGAAGAAGATTTATTTTTAAGGTTCAAGTTTACGAACTTGTCGAAGGTGACGAATGAGCGAGCAAAATTTTGGGTACGAGAGAGTTGATTATCAAACTCCAGGCAGTTATTATGTGTACAATGGAATGCAATACCTGGGAATTGCGCAGCGAGTTTCCAGGACGAGAGTTCTGCAATGGTTTGGCTGCGGGCTGGCAGGCATAAATCATTTGGCCAGGACGAGAATTAAATTATCAAAACTGTTGTTGGAGGAAGCAAATAAAACTGTAGAAATTGATTTCAATAAGATTGAGCCGATCGCGTTTTGATGTATAATAGTTTTGCTGGGATAGCTCAATTGGAAGAGTGCCTGTATGCAGGTAGATTGTGGTTCGAATCCACTTCCCGGCCTCCAATTGGCCACTGGCACAAAAAAGACCCTCGGTTGTGCCGACCGGGGGTCTAACCATGCTGGCCAGCCGTAAACTCGGAGCCATAAAAACCCCGCTAATATGAGTTAGCGGGGTTGCTTTTAAAGTGGCGTTTTATCGTTTGCGCAATCGATTGCGTGGCATGTATCCCATCAAATAGGCGTGATACTGTGTTTGTCGACTAAAACTATGCCAGGATGGCGATAACTCTCGTCTATCTCTTCTCGGTACATCCTGTCGATCGCCTGGCTGATAAGTTCTGTCTTCGACATGCCTGTTGCAGATACAAGTTCTTCAATTTTGGCAAACGTTGATTCTGCTGCTCGGAAGTTAATCTGCTTTTTCATTGTTCCTCTCTCCCTCGTGGATGTTGGCGTAACCGTGCCTTTTTAACCTTGTCGTCCGTTGCTTAATCCGCACGAAAGTTAATCTTCCATTTTCCCCCAATTTTTCAATCGTTAAAGATATTACATTATCGCAAGATAAATTTTCTCCATAAAGTGCCTTGTATGATAATTTAGGATAATCCATCTCAATCCTTTCTGCCGGGTTTGACCTCCAGCCCGGCGAAGGCTAAGTGCGATTATGAAATGATATCTCCAGTGATGTCATTGGTGAGCGTCAAATTTTTCTGAATGTTGTAATAATAGTCTCCAGAATAACTGTATACCGGTTCTCCCCATGTCCATGATCGCGTGCATGGTGTTGCGTTGAGATATGACTTGATGCGATTACTAATTTGTCTGTCTGTCATGTGTTGGCGTTGGCATTCTGCGCGTATGGCGTCAATTTCATCGCGCAATTGATAACCAGTAAGTATCAAGCCACCGATCCCTTTGGCTGGGTTTGCGCCTACTAAGTACAGTTTTTCTCTGCATTTTTTTCCTATCAAATCAATTGCGTCTGATTTTGTATACATCTCAAATCTCCTTCAGGTTTCGCCCTGCCTGGGGCTCATCAGTCGCCGAGCATCACGGCGAGACCTGCCGGCCTTTGACCCGACCGGTGGGGTAAATTATTATGGTAACGGTGCGGACGTAACCTCAATGACCTTCCCGCCTGTTGATTTGGTTAAGGCGTAAATTCCTTTTTCAAAATTTGTATCTACAAATTTCTTCCCCCGTTTGCTGAGGCCATGAATTGATAATTCGTTTACTCCATGATTTGCGACCCCTTCGCAGGTTGTTGTTACATTATCTCTGGTTGTCCGCAAAATAATCTTTATCATCTCAATCTCCTATTTTCTAGTTCCGGTCGTCCCGGTTGGTTTGTTATATATAGTATAGCACATTGATATACAAATACATTAAAATAAGATTAGAATATTGGGGGTTGAAAAACCATAAAAGAAGTGTTACTATCTAGTTGACTTTCTGAACCTCCTATCAAGCAGCATGCGAGATCCTCCCCGTCTCGCATGTTTGCGTTAATTTGCCTTTGACGCTGGCGTAGTGTATAATTTAGATATGAAATATGTTCAATGTTTATTGTCCAAAAATTTTGACGATCATAAATTGTATATTGTTTCCTGGATTCCTAAAAATTATGCAATTATTGGTAAAACATTGAAATTAAAAAACGATGATGGGGTTTGGAATTTTGGATGGATAGTAAAAGAAATGTTTACTGAGGCTGAAGAAGAATTTATTCTTGAGCATGAAAGAGATTGGGCTAAACAAAGAAGAGCTAGTGATATATGAGTGATGCGATTATATTCGACGCTGTAGTTTATAAACTTCAAACCCTGGTTGACGGCGGTATCAGAGTAACGCTCGATTTGAGCGAAAACAATATCCCTGAAATGGCGATGCTCGCAGAATGTAAACGGTCAGGAATTGTTTTGAACGTGGAATGCACCCAGGCGAATTCAAAATCAGAGGAAAGGCAAAATGGAAAGCCAAGACGAAACGAAACTTTCCCCTATAAAACTTAGCCGAAAACAAAAATTATTTATTGAAGAATATTTAATTTCTTGGAACGCAACACAATCAGCTATCAAAGCGGGCTATTCTGAAAACACAGCATCATCAATAGGCAGCGAAAACCTCAGAAAACCACAGATCAAGGCAGAGATTGATCGGCGCGTCAAAGAAAAAATCATGTCTGCCGATGAAGTGATGACCCGCCTGTCAGATATCGCCAGGGCGTCTCACATGCCATTCATCAAAATATCAGAAGATGGGTTCGTCTATTTTAATTTCTCAGACCCAAAAGCACAAGATTATTTTCACCTCATCAAAAAAATCAAGACTAAACGCCAAAGACAAATTAAAGGCCATGGCGACGATGCTGAAACGTGGGAAGGCGAGTGGGTTGAGGTTGAGCTTTATGACGCCCAGGCAGCATTATTGACCATGGCGAAATATCACAATCTTATTACCGACAAAGTTGACATCACCTCGGGCGGCGAAAAAATATTAGATGATAAACAAATTGATAGAGCAATATCTACTCTCGCTGACGCCATCGGAAAAATCATACCTGGAGAGAGTAGCAAATAAAACCGCCAGGTGGGTTCCTCAATCCGTACCTCAATGGCTTGCGTTTTTTTCCAGAGCAGATGAGTTATTTTATGGCGGCGCAGCCGGGGGCGGTAAAACCGATTTGCTTATTGGAATGGGTATCGAGTGCCATCATCACAGTGTAATATTTCGTCGTGTTTATCCAAACCTGAAGGCAGTGATTTCTCGTAGCCGTGAAATCATAGGTGGTTCAGGCAAGGAAAACAAATCAGAAAAAATATGGTCTTTCCCAGATGGCGGGTCGTTGGAATTTGGCGCAGTTCAGTACGAAGAAAATAAAACAGATTGGCAAGGCCGCCCTCATGACCTGAAAGGTTTTGACGAACTTCCAGAATTTACGGAAAGCCAATACGTTTTTATTTGTGGATGGAACAGAACGACAGACCCGAGACAACGCACCAGGGTAATAACCACGGGGAACCCGCCAATTGATGAAGCCGGCTCATGGATTATTCGTAGGTGGGGGGCCTGGCTTGACGATAAACATCCAAACCCAGCTAAGACCGGAGAATTGCGCTGGTATGCTGTGGTGAATGGAGAAGAAATAGAATGCAAAAACGGTGATGAATTTGAAAACAATGGGGAAACAATTCACCCACGCTCGAGAACATTTATACCGGCAAAACTTGACGATAATATTTATCTGACACGAGATAGCAATTATCGAGCCGTGTTACAATCGCTCCCTGAACCTCTTCGCTCGATGATGCTTAATGGAGATTTCCATGCATCTTCAATTCCAGACCCATGGCAAATTATACCTACAGAATGGGTTTTGGCCGCACAGCGCAGATGGTTGGAAACAGAAAAGCCAAAAATTTCTTTGACGGCGGTCGGCGCGGACCCTGCTCGAGGTGGTCGAGATAATATGAGTGTTGCAAAACGATACGACAATTATTTTGATAAAATAAATGCGCTTCCTGGTTCTAGTATTTCAGACGGGCCGGCAGGTGCCTTATTTATCAAATCGGTAGTTGGTGGCGAAAACCCGATGACAATTAATATAGACATTGGAGGTATCGGGTCATCTGTTTATGACTCAACTGTTTCGATGTATAATCAGACAAAGCCTATTAATTCGTCTTCCAGCTCAGAATATCGAGATAAATCAGGAAAAATGAAAATGCGCAATATGCGCGCGGAAATGTACTGGCAAATGAGAGATGCTCTTGACCCAATAAATGGAATGAATATTTGTTTACCGCCAGGCAATGAAATCGTAGCAGATTTATGCAGCGCAAGATATAAATTGACAACTGCTGGAGTATTGGTAGAAGAAAAAGAGGAAATCAAAAAACGTATTGGGCGCTCACCTGATAAGGGAGAATCGATTCTTTTAGCAAACTATATTCCGCAAACAAGAACAGTGAAAGTTGTCCCAGCAGTCATTGGGAATTACATCAAAAACAGAGATGACGATAAAGAAAAACGACCAAGATTTTAGGAGCAATTATGGCAGATAATTCAGGATTGATTGTATCGGCGCTAGAAAAAACTGCGCCAGAACTTGCAGCATCAATTGATTCTCGCAATTCGTGGAAGGCCGCAATCAAGGAACGGGCAGCCAGGATAAATCTATATCGCAAATATGAACGTGGCGACCATCGGCAAAACATGACTACTCAAATGAAAAAGATGTTGAGATTGATCGAGGACGATTCTGGTTTGTCAGAGTTGAACGTCAATTATTGCAAGGTCATCATTGATAAAATGGCTGGCCGTATTGCGGTGTCAAGCATTGGAATAGACACAGTAGCCGAACAATGGCTAAAAGAGATATTGCTTCTTAATGATTTTGATGCCGCTCAGTCGGAATGGTTTAGGGGAGCAATCCGCGACGGGGATTCATATGTGATGGTTGACCCGGTAACTGGAATGTGGTCGAGCGAACCAGCGTATGATGGATTTTCCGGCGTTGAAGTAATTTTTGATAAAATGGGGCACAAACCTGTTTGGGCATGCAAACTATGGAGCGAAGCAGATATTCAGGATATAAAAGATATTTCTGATAACACAAATAATGCATCCATCAAGTTAGTTGTTTATCAACCTGGGCGTATCAGTTATTGGGTTGGGAACGAAAACGGGCAAGAAGTTTCTGTTGATAATATTGTCCCCGTAAACCCGAGAGTCAACCCACGTAACGCATCGTTAGAATTCACAGAGTTGAACAACGAGCAAAAATGGCCTGTATCAAGCGGTCACCTCCCATTTGTTCGATTTACAGACCAGAAGGATAACTATACCAGTTACGGGGAAAGTGAACTACGGCCGGCAATTCCATTGCAGGATAGTTTGAACGCCATTCAACACGATAAGATTATGGCGAGCAAATTGACCGCATTCCGTATTTACTGGAGCATCGGAATTCCAATGGGAGTTGATGGTATTCTCCCAGGGGCGGTTATCAATTTGACATTGCCGGATATTGGGAACGCAATAACCGAAGAGCAAATTGCTTTCCTGAACGCCTGTAAAGTTGGTCAGTTCGATGGTGCAGATATCACCCAATACACTAACCAGATCGAAAAAGAGGTTATGCAAATTAGCCAAGTTACGCAGACACCAATTTATGGTGTGACCGCTGAAGGTAATTTATCTGGAGAAGCACTTAAACAATTGGAGGTTGGTTTCATCGGGAAAATCGAACGGTTCCAGCGTCAGAACACAGATGCGTTGAAAGAACTGATTTCGCTGACCGCTGAAATTCAAAACTCATTCGAGGGTGAGAACGCACCGCCTTTTCAATCAATCAACGTCATCTGGAAATCGCCTGAATTGCTGGATGCGAACGCTCGCATTGCCGCATTGATGTCAATGAAAGTTCAGTTCTCGAATTTATGGTCTGATAGTTGGTATCGAGATCGTATTGGGTCTTTGCTTGGAATGTCGAAAGATGACATTGCACAAGAGGAAGCATTGGCGAAAACCAGACAGGAAGAGCAGTTAACAGAAAAAGATATGTTCGCAGACCAAGGAGTATAATTGTTAGGAAAGGAAAAACTAGAAATGAATAAATGTAAGACATGTTATTATTGGAGTGGTTTGCCGTATAATGAATGTTTCCCACGTGAACAGATAGTACCATATCAAATTAAACAATGTTCATGCAGTAATAATATTAATAATTTTTCGTGTAGATCATCAAATGAAGTATTATTACTTGCCCCACGAGATGCTCGACCAGTTGGTATGTTCACCGGAGAAGATTATGGATGTGTAAATCATATGCAAGTTTATAAAGATGAGAAATGATAACCAAAAAAGGAGAAATTTGTCATGAAAACAGAAATATATCGTTGTGATTATTGCGGGAAAATCATTCAGACGTAAAACAAACTCTACTAAATGATGGGTTTGCGTTTCGTCAATTTCAATATAGAGTTGATATTGAAATCAAGAATTACTTTGGCGGAACGTTAGGAGAAACAAAATTCAATGGGAACTATCACTTTGAATGTTACCAAGACCATATTGCCGAAACTGTCAATAAATTATTGATGAAAAATGCAAATGATATTGATAGTGGATTAAAATGATAACCAAAAACGGTAAATTAAATCTTAAAATAAAAAATGGTGAACCTCGTATTGAGGTTATCGAGTTCAAATTCGATTGTTCAGATTATGGGCATGGGGAAAGTTCTGTAACGGATATTTCAGATTGGTTACTTGAAAATTTTGTAGACCAATTCAAAATATTTGGTCTTACTCTTTCAAAAGATCAAGAGGTGATTTATGCCAGTAAAAGTAAGTAAAACAAAAAAAGGCGGTTACAAAGTAACCCATGGTGGGAAGACCAGCGCCAAGAATACCACGAAATCAAAGGCGCGGAAACAGGCAAATCTACTGCGTGGTATTGCCCATGGGTGGAAGCCGACCGGGAAAAAGAAAGGAAAATGAAAGGAAAATGAAATCTGAACACAGAGAAGGCGATTCGTGTATGACGAATACTGTAATATTAACGTGCGGCGCGTATTTTATCCCGTTAATAATTAAACTAACTATTGATACATTTTTTTTGTGGAAAGAATTGCTCAATATAAAGTAAAAGGAAAATGAAATGAATATCGTTAACAAAATCGATAAGAAAAATGGGAACAAACTATACCCAGGGTTGGTTATAAAAATGCAGTCAGATTTTTACATTGTGTGCTGGGGGCATAGTACGATAGCCCCGTTTTTCCTTTTGCACGCACTATCAGGAGTTTGTGAAAAAGTGTGTTTCAAAACACTTGATGATTTATATTCGCATTACAGCGAACTGGGAGAAATAACAATTATCAACGGCGCAGAACTGGTTGTGTAATGCCAAACGAAGATAAAACAACAACCTCTCAATCTACAATAACCGAACATATCAGTGTCATCATTGATAGAGATTGGTATAACCGGCGAATATTTTCACAGATTGCTTCCATTCTTGAGAAAATAAATTCATCATTCGCCGGTGATATCTATACTGAAACACAAAAAGAAATTGATAAGTTGAAAGAAATGATTGAGAAGTAGAAAGGACAAGATAATGCCATATAATCCTAACCAACCAAGAAAACCAGCAGGGCAAGAAAAAGGTGGAGAATGGACAAGACAAGATGATGTGGTTGAAGGGATAGTTAGAAAATATGTTGGGTTAAAAGGGAATGTGGCGTCAACCGAACAGGCAATCCAAATAATTAAAATGCAATCATATGGTTATTCTCCTAAAGAAATTGAACAATATTTGAAAGAAAATGGTATTGATTATGTTGATGGATATCATGTATCCAGCATTGATTCTGCCAAAGGTATAAAAGAAAATGGAATAAAATTGTCTTATCAAGAAGGTAGACGAGATGCTTCATATTTTTTCTTGGATAGAAATGATGTTGCTGATAATGCAGACAATTTAGGGTACAGTAATGGCAAATATGCTATCATAACAATTAGAATACCAAGAACAGAAGCGTCTAACATTGCCGAAGATAATTTTTATAATGGTACTTTTTCTTCTTCGTATTCTGCTTCAAGGTTATTTAAGAAAATTCCAGCAGATTGGATTAGGAAAATTGAAATACGCGAGAATTGAAGTTGTTGAGAAAGTACAAAGAGAACTTTTGGATAATTTATAAATGCTCACTGAATCCCAATTTGACGAACTAATTGCTCCAATCCTTGAACTTTATGAAGAGTTCAACCAATCCGTTATCAACGATATTGCTCGTCATCTTGCAAAATTATCCATGACAGAAACAGCAGCCTGGCAAACGCAGAGATTATCTGAAGCAGGAATGTTATACAACGATATCATCGATAAATTGGCAAAACTAACTGGGAGAAGTAAAAGAGAATTACTTAGAATGTTCACCACGGCCGGGGTAAAAACTATGGCTTATGATAATGCAATTTATATCAAAGCCGGGTTGAAACCTATCCCGCTCAATTTATCCCCTGCTATGGTCAATGTACTTGCCGCTGGCCTATTGAAAACTAACAATATCATCCAAAATCTTACAATGACCACGGCGATTGATGCACAACAGATATTTATACGCGCTGCAGATATCGCCTATATGCAGGTGACCAGCGGGACATTTTCATACGACGAAGCAATCAAACGATCCATAAAAGATGTTGCGGGCCGTGGCGTTTCGGTTATCAATTATGCATCCGGGCGTAAAGACCAAATAGATGTTGCCATGCGTAGGACGGTTTTGACAGGAGTTGCACAAACTACGATGGAATTGCAATTAACACAGGCGCGTATGATTGGGACTGATTTGGTTCAAACATCTGCGCATATTGGAGCTAGGCCAACACATCAAGTATGGCAAGGTAAAATATTCTCGATTTCTGGAACAAACAAAAAGTATCCAAGTCTTGTTTATGAAACAGGTTATGGAACAGTTACAGGGCTCGGAGGAATAAATTGTAGGCATTCTATATATCCTGTATTTGAAGGTTTGTCAGAAAACCCATATGATAAAAATACTCTCAAGGAATATGCCGACAAAACTATAAAGTACCAAGGCAAAGACATTCCTGTTTATGAGGCAACTCAAATACAACGTAGTATTGAGCGCAAGATCAGATCATACAAACGTCAGGCGTCTGCATTGAAAGCAACAGGAAAATCAAATATCGAAGAAATGTCGAAGGTAAAACGATATCAAAAACAAATGCGAGAATTTATCAAAGAAACTGGATTAAATAGGCAATATGTCAGGGAACAAACCATAGAATGAACCCTGAATTCCGTTCTTTCCTCGAACTTATGTACTCGCTTTGCAAACAATTTGTATCTTGGTATGAGGAAAATATTAAGGCAAAAAAATCTTGACAATTATGCTATAATGTAATCATCAGCGTCACACCTGTGGTGGGGCGCAAACTAAAAAGTGGGACTCAAAGAGCCACGCTTTAGCGGAGAAATCCGTTATTGCGTGGCTCTCTTTAATTCGCATGAAGCGAAATTATTTTACTAAATAAGGATGACATGATGTCTGACCAAGTGCAAAAAGATACACAACCCGAGGGCGTGAAGCCAGACCCGAACCTTGAAAAAAATAATAACGAAGATCCATTGAACGCCTTGAATTCACTTCCTGAAGATTTGCGCAAGAAGTTTGAAGAAGTCCATGGAGGGCTTGTCTCTGCTTTAAAAAGCGAACGTGAAGTCGCTAAAGAAGCAAAGAAAAGAGTTGACGCCATAGAAAAAGCATCTCAGGAAGCAGAAAAAAAGCGTTTGGAAGAGGCACAGGATTTCAAAAAGCTTTATGAAAAAGCGGAGAGTGAACTCATGGAGTTGAGGCCAAAAGCGGAAACGTTCACTTCTTATGAGACAATTCTCAAGAAAACCCTCGAATCATCCATCGCCGAAATTCCAGAAGAAAAGCGCTCATTAATTCCATCGAAACTTTCAATACAAGATCAATTGGAATGGATATCAGAAAATCGCGCCCTGCTTTCCAAAGCGCAGCCGTTTGATATTGGCGCGGGGAAGCATGGAGGGGCAGCGCAAGAAACTATCGAGTTGACTCCAGAAGAATTAGCAGCGGCAAAAAGACTCGGTATTAAACCGGAAGATTATGCAAAAAATTTATAAGGAAACTTGCTTATGGCAGCACCTACTTATACCTGGGAATATGTGACTAATTTATTTGGTCTTACTCCCCCTAAAGTTTATCCATTCGAAGCGTCAACAGGGCTTGAAACAAAAATCGGGACTGCTCTTATTTTAACAAGCGGACAACTCGACGAAGCAACCGCAACAGTTGTTTCATTTGCCGGGCTTGCTGCGGAAGCAACAAGTGCAGCCGCGACATCCGGAGATCCGATTGAGGTTTACATGATCCGTCCTGGCGATGTTATCAAAGGTACGGCTGACGCCGATGCCAGTTCATATTCAGGATTTTCAGGTAAGACATTCGACTTCAACACTGATGGTTCATTGGATGTTGCCGATACATCCGGCGGATGCCTGTCAATCTGGAAAACAGAAAACAGCGGTTTAACTGTTTATTGCACCGTGAACGCCGCAAAAATGGCAGTGATGTAAGGAGATAAATTATGCCTACACCTATGATTCAAAAACAATGGGCAGACTATCTCACGCCTGCCGCAAAAGTATGGTGGAGCCAGACGCTCAATTCGACAGCGTCTCCACTTATGCAATTTATGGATATTCGATCGTCAGTAAAACCGACAGAATATTCACAAGGAACCGGTTCGTTTGGGCTTGTCCCGGAATATAACGCAGCCACAGCCGAAAGCAACGGAACAGGTCTCCATTACGATTCGTTTTCTCCGCTGTATGAAGCAACCTTTACACATAAAGAATATGCTGATGGTGTTGAAATCGAGCGTAAATTATGGGACGATGGCCGGGAGATGGAAATCAGAAGCAAGATTATGAGTCTAGCTATGTCATATACCGACACTCGCGCTTATCATGCTTCTGGAATTCTAAACAACGCATTTGCGACGGTCACCGGTTATGACGATGTTTATCTGTGTTCCGCATCTCACCCAACAAATATGGTTGACTCAACAGCCGTGAGCAATCTCGGAACAACCGCATTGAGTTATGCCGCGGTAGTTGCGACATTGGTCGCAGGATACAGCTTTAAGAATGATCGAGGTTTACCACTTCCATCGCGATTTAATATCCTGTATGTTCCGTTCGCATTGCAAGGGAAAGCTATTGAAATTGTAAATGCGATGGGGAAACCAGGAACCGCCGATAACGATGCAAACGCCATCGATAAGATGGTTCAAAATGGAATTGTGGTTATTCCTGATCCGTTCCTAACTGACACCAACAACTGGTTTATGATTGACAGCGAGAAAGCCAGTATGCACGCCATTTGGTATAACCACACATTGCCTGAATTCGAATTCGACCCAACAGGGTCGTACAACCTGGTTGCCAGATATCGCGGTTATATGCGTTACTCATACGGTTGGGACGATTTCAGATGGATCTATGGGCATAATGTGTCCTAAAGGAGTAATATTATGACAACTCATCAGGACGCAATATTTCAAAACGGTGGTTGGCCTGTTATGGGAGTTGGTGGCTATCCTGCCGATTACCCCGGGCGAGTTTATTTCGTCAACAATGTCACTGGTTCATCCAGTAACGACGGATTAACCTGGTCTACCGCGTACGCGCAAGTCTCAACAGCGGTAACGGCCTGGGAAGCATATCGGGCAACACTCGCAGCCAACAATCAAAATGTGCGCGGGATGATTTACGTGCAGGGAACCGGCACCGCGTACACCGCCCTCACTGCATTACCAAGTTATTGTGACATTATCGGTGTAGGCGCTTGCGCTTATGGCGATGGGGCCGGAATCGTAGTAATTTCTGGCAAGAGCGCAACTACACCGGCCGCCGGGATCGCCGGTACCGCCCGTGGGCTACGGATGTTCAATCTTCAATTCGAGACTAGTGGGGCAAAATACTGCGCGGACTTCGTGAGTTTATTCCGCTCGGAAATTGCATTCTGCGCATTTAAAGCATCCGATCCGACCCTGGTTACCGTATTGACGCTCGGCGGCATTCGTTTCACCGGGAACAGCGGAGGTAATTATATCCACGACAATATGTGGATTGCGGGCAATGACTCCTGGTTTACCTACGGAATTGCTCTGGCTTCAACCGTCGTAATTTTCAACCACAACCGCATCGAAGACAATATGATCAACGCAGAGACAGCCGGATTTTACGTGCCTGCTGAAACCGTTACCGGAGATGGGACTTATGTCCGGGACAATGATTTCGGTGGCGGCAATCACACCCTGGCCGTCGGCGTGGATGATAACTCTACTGTTGGCCGCATCAAATATAGCGGTAATAAAATCGCCGGAACAGATGGCGGGCAACTCTACAACAACGGAGCTGCTCGCTGGGTAGCAAATTACCGAGCGAACAACTTCTCAACAGTAACAGCAAGTTAATCGAAACAATGGGCGGGTGAAAATCCCGCCCATAAATTAGGGATACCATGTATAAATTCAAACGAAAAGTTACCAATAAATTGGGTAAAGTATTTCACCCTGGGATGGTAGTACCTGATAATATTCCGCCTTTTGCGATCGCTGAAATGGTTCGGGTTGGTGATGTTGAAGAAATCGTTGAAGTCGAAGAAGAAATCCAGCCAATCATAGAAGAAGTTGAAGAATGGCAGGATATTCCAGTTGAGGAAATCGAAGCAGATTTCGAAGAAATCCAGGCAGAAGAACCTATTCAAGAAATCACCGAAGAAACTTCAACTCCAAGGCAAGGAAGAAAGAAAAAAGGTGATAAATGACAACCACAAAGGAATCTGTTGAAATCCATGGAGCAACAATCAGGCGTGAAAGCGTATCTGCTGAAGAAGGCATTACAGAATCAATCGATATCAATATTTTAACTGAATTCGCAGCTGCATTAATTCACATGGCTTCTGTTCCGACAGATCTCGAGAGTTTTACCATCGGGATAGATTCTGTTTCAGGTTCCGCAAACGATACAGTTCTGAAATCATACAACTTTGCGGCAGGTAGCGCAGCGGATTTGAATTGGTTACCAGGAGAAGGATTGTATCTTTTCCCTGGGGATAAAATTACTTTATCGTTTGCAAATTCCGGTTCTGTCGTGACTGGCGCTCAAGTGGTTTTAAAAGAGTATTTATAACCAATGAACTCTATCGGTGTCGCTCCTATTAGTTTTCATTCCAGAACGCTTCAAACCGGACAGTTGACATCCTATGTAACTGGTGGGTATGACTTGCTTGGCGAGGGCGTGTCATTATCAAAAAATTACGCCATTCTCACCGCAGGCCAATATTCCGGCACGACTGCGATAACCATCAACAGTAAAACCGACACACATAGTAATAACTGTGTTTTTGATCTGCGCACCAGGTTGATGTGGAGTAGATACGTTGCGGCATCTGTTGGCCCAAGTTCAAATGGAAAACTACCATGGACGACAAACGCAAATGGTGAAGGAATTTTCACATATATGCTGGCGGCAAATGCAGCTTTATTAGCTGGTTTTAATGACTGGAGAATTCCTAACCGCAATGAATTCAACGGAATATTTGATGCAGAAGCGCCAACGGCTGCGCCTGATGTAACTGCATTCCCGTCATGGCCGACGTCGGATTATTTTCATTGCACGAATTCTCGTGTAGCGGCAACCACATTCCCGGTTTTACCGAATTTTGGTAGTGGGAATATCGGTAATGCGGGCGACAAAACAACTGTATATTTTGTTGCATTGGTTAGGGGGTGATATGCCGATGATGACTACTCTATCTCTTTCAGATTTACGAACAAAACCAGTTGCAACCATTTCCGCCAATATCGGAAATTGGATAAAGGACAATTTTACTCGTCGTCAGATACTGGAATTTTTATTTGAAGTTTCTGAACTTGCAGATGAACCGATTTGCACTTATAACGGGAACGGAAAGCAGACGTCACAGACAGAAGTTTTTCGCGATCTAGAGACCGGGAATCAATCAAAGAAAATTGTTATCACCTGGACATATTACCCGACAACTTGTGTCAGCGAAATTGAGACAAAAGTTTATGGTGCAGATGATCAGGAAATACCGGGCAGCCACAAGAAGATAAAACACTACAAAGACACCAAACCGCCAGAGGAAGTTAAATGACAACCAATTACTATTTTCCGTTTTATTACACAAAATTAGGGGTTGGAACTGCGCCATCCGCAGCGCCAATGATTACGGTTGTCGATTTTTCGGATAACATTCTGGTGAATGCTCAGGCGCTTACCGCGCTTGCAAATATTACCGGGGCTTATGTTTATATCTATTCTGGCGCTGATAATCTTCATCTCGTTGGGAAAGCAACCACAACGGATGTTACCATTGATCAAAGAGATTTGGTTGTCGAGCCGTCGATATCCATCGTCATGGCAGACCTCGCAACTATAAAAGCGGATTATGCCAGGCGCACCGATGTTGTAACCAGTGTTGCGATATCGTCAACAGTCGCGGCTGCGGTATCATCCGGGACTTTGGCGATATCTACTGCTTATACTTTGCAGCAATCCATAACCAGCACCATGGCACAAGATTTATCGGCGGCAACAAAATTATGGTTGGCTGTCAAAAAGTCTACGAACGACACCGACAACGAATCACTTATTTTCATCGAGAAAACCGCAGGGCTTACTCGGGTAAATGGAGCGGCTTATCTGACTACGGCTGATGGGTCTTTGACAGTAACCGGTTCATCTGGAGCCTGGGTTATTGCGATCTTTATTGACGATCCAGCTACAGATTTATTAAGTCTAAATTCAAATTGCATAGCAGGATTAAAGGCCTTGATTGGCGGGAACACATATTCGGTTTGGGATGGAACGGCATCAATAGTCAACGGGCCGGTAAAGGCGGTAGCATGACATTCACATTTGATACCTCACTTGGGAACAACATAAGTCTGGTGCGTTATCACATTGGCGACACTAACGAGGACGGCGCCTATTTATCAGATGAAACCATCGATGCATTGATTACTATCGAAGGGTCTGTGGGCGGTGCAGTGATTTCATGCATAAAATACATCATAACTCAATTGTCAGTTCCAGAATTTCGAGAAGATAGACTTTCAATTTCTGTTGGTGAAGCTATTAAATCATATCAAGAAAAATTGAAGGAAAAGTCCCAAGAATTCGGTATTAAAACAAATGGGATTACCACAAGTTCTACAATTTCACTGCCATATCGCGCCGACAGTTATCAATACACCACATCCACCAGGGTTCCAACTGAAAGCGATGAAACCGGTGTTTATGATGGGAGGCCGTAATGCCCGCGCTTGTTAATCGTAGACTTGCATCTCAAATCGAACGGCTTGTAGGGAATTACACAATACCGATCGATATTACTATTTACAACGCGTACATATCAAGCCATTCTCAGGTTTATCAGCGTACACAAATCATAGCAGATTTATGGTCGAATAACAAAGCCGTGAACGTTATACAATCGGGTGGATATCTTGAGGCTGATTCTGCATCGATTATCATTTCATCCCAACGAACAGAAAACTTAAATTATGTTGATGAAAGTGCTTGGATTGCATTATCAAGTAAAATAAGTAAATGGACGTTGCGAAGTGGAGATTTTATTGTGAAAGGCCACGTAACTGATGAAATAACCGGAGCATTTACGACCACATCGTTGAAAGAAAAATATGATGAAGTTTTGAAAATTACATCAATTGATATCCGAGATTTAGGTGGCGTAAAACATTGGAAGGTAGGCGCAAAATGACAACCCCAAGAATTGACACTCCACGAGGGAGTATCACAATCAACAAAAATTGCAAGGCAGAATTAAAATGGAATACGAATTTCCAACCTAAATGGCAAAAACGTTACAGCGCTGCCCAAGTATTTGTTGATACGCAGGTATTATTATTATGCGAGCCTTATACCCCATTGCTTACCGGTATGTTGATAATGTCTGGAACATTGGGAACCGAAATAGGAAATGGAACAGTGAAATGGATTGCGCCATATGCCAGGAGACAATATTACAGCCCTCGTAAACCAGGGTCTCAAACCGGACCGTTGCGAGGCCCGCACTGGTTTGAGCGTGGTAAGGCGGTATGGGGAAGAAATCTTGTATCAAAAGCCAGATTACTGGCTGGTGGTGGTGGATGAGTATCATATCATCATTAAAAACATACATTGCGACCTGCCCAAGTCTTGGAACAGACCCATTGCTTTCGATTAATTATCTTGACCAGGGAAAAACGAATTATTCTATCGTCCCATTGCCTGGCGCTAGAATAATAGAGACCGATCTTGTTGGGAATACGGTTCGAGAATACCCATTCGCTTTTCAATCCATGGAATCAACAGCAGCAGAACTTGAAAGACTTGAAAACAGCGGTTTTTATGAGGATTTCGCAGATTGGCTTGAAACTCAAACACTTGCAGAAATATTCCCATCAATGGGGACAGGAAAAACCCCAACAAAAATTGAGGCAACGGTAGGAGGTAGTTTATATGAACAAGGGAACACAGATACAGGAATTTATCAAATACAATGTTTACTAGCTTACGACCAAGATGCATAAGGAAATAAAAAAATGGCAAAAATCAAACGAAGCGAATTTTTAACCTATATTAATACCACACCAAGTTCTACGGCAACGTATCAATTACTTGGTGTTGGCGTCATCAACGGAACGGTAAATTACAATCCGTCTGTGACTACTGAAACCTATATCCACCAAACCGGGGCGACAATTACCATTGATTCATATGCCCCTACCATGCCGATTGAAATTACACCAAACAACGGCGAAGCAGTGTTCGAATATCTTGATGCGTTGCGCAAATCCAGGGCAGTGTTGAGTGATGCAGAAACCGATATCGTTAATGTGTGGAATTATGAAACAGGCGGTCCAACTGCTGCCCCTGCAGAAAAGCAACCGGTTAGTATTCAGATTGATTCATTTGGCGGAGATGGTGGTAAGGCTATAAAATTGAATGTGACCATCAACTATCAGGGAGATCGAACAACTGGGACGTTCAATACATCCACAAAGGCGTTCACTTAGGATTAGATATGGCAAAGATTAATAGAAATCTTGTCAAAAGTTATCTCAATACAGGAACAGTATTATCTCCAACCTGGTCGCTTATCAGTGCCGGTGTGCCATCCGGCACTATCAATATGAACCCATCTATCCTTACAGAAACATATATTGGAGACGCATCCGCGACAATCAGCGTTGAAAGTTATAACCCGACAATTGCGATTGAAGCCACCGCGATTAACAGTGATGCGGTGTTTGAGTGGATAGACACGAAACGTAAAGGGAGGAATATTCTCGAAGATGTTGAAACAGAATTGGTGAATGTTTGGGCTTACGAAACACCTGCTTTGACATATTATGACGCTGAAAAACAAAACGTCAGCGTACAATCCGATTCGTTCGGTGGAGACGCCGGTAAACCTGCTAAAATTGGTTACACCATTAACTACATGGGAGATCCAACTCAAGGTACATTCAGCCCTACGGGTTTAGCGTTTGTAGCAGACCCAATCGCTACGATATTAACAACCATGGTCATCGGGTCTGTGACATTAACCCCATTATTTGCGACTGACAAATCATGGATTTGGTATGCCGGTTCTGTGTCTTACGCAACAACAACAGTTACAATGACATCAACTCTTTCAGGAGCAACAATTCTACAAAAAGATACGCATGGAACGACAGTTAATCAAGGGGCAGCCGCTTCATTGGATGTTGGGGTAAATCATTTAACAATCACCGTAACGGTTGGTACAGAAGTTACAATATATCATATCGATATTACCAGAGCGGCATCATAAGGAAAAAATGGATAGCATTAGAATTGATACCGGAGAAAAGAGGATTGCCATCAATGATGACCCTGAACGAGTCATTATATTTAACCCATCCGATGTATTTTGGGTTGAAAGATTTCAAGGAATGAAAAAAGAAGTCATTAAAAGATTTGACGACTTTTCAAAAAGAGCCGAAGAATTGGAATTGAATGATGAAAAAGATGAAAACAAGATAGAAGAAATTGAAAAGGAAAGGAATGAACTTCGCCGGGAATGGTGCGTTTATACTCGGTTGCTTATTGATAATATCTTTGGTGAAGGAACAAGCCAAAAGGCATTTGGGGATCTGATGAGCGAGTATGCAATCCTATCATTTTTTGAAGGGATTACCCCATTCATCGAAATTGAACGTTCAAAAAAAATTGAGAAATACACCAATAAATTGACAGAGAAAAAGAATAAACACAAAAAATGAACATCCTTATAGACGAATTGCCAAAATCATTAGAAATTGAAGGGATTGATTATCCTATTAATTATGATTATGAATCCTGTCTCAATATCATTATGGCATTCGAGGATGAAGATCTTTTGTACGACGAGAAAATTTTCTCTATAATGCTTTCATGTTTATACAAAAAAATTCCAACCAATTTACAACTTGCTATTGACAATGCATTCTGGTTTTTAAATGGTGGAGAAACGCAATCTGAAAATGAAAATAATTATGATATTCCTGTGAGGTTATATTCATTCACAAAGGATGCGAATTATATATATGCCGCATTCAGGCAAACTCATGGGATTAATTTGCGTTCTGTTAAAATGCATTGGTGGGAATTCATTGCATTATTCATGGATTTGGGTTCAGAAACATCATTTACAAATTTGGTTAACTTGCGTAAACGTATCAAAGACGGGACTGCAACAAAAGAAGAAAAAGACATGGCTATGAAAATGGGAGATATTTTTGATCTCCCTGAATATGACAGACGAACTTATGAAGAAAAAATGGAAGATTATGAAAAAGAAATAATATGGGAAGAAAATTCACGAAAAGTTATTTCATAATGGATAAAAAATAATGGCAGCAGGATATGACGGCAGCATTAAAATTGACACCAGTTTAGACAGCAAAGGTTTTAATTTGGGGATAAAACAATTGTCATCTTCTGTCTTATCTGCTTTGTTAGGAATTTCAAGAGGGTTGGTTGGGATTACTGCTGTTTCAACAAAGGTAATTGGAATAATTGGTACAATTGGTAAAGCCATTGGTGCGATTGGGGTTGCTCTTGTCGCCGCTTTTGTATTAGGCGCTCATTTTATTAATTCGATGCTTAATGTAATGAGTACAACGTCGGAATATCGTAATCAAATTAAAGAATTATCTATAGCGTTTGCAGATGTCAAAGGTGCGGTTTACGCTGCATTTTCCCCATTGATTTCTTTTGCATTGCCATACATTAAACTTATTGTTGGTTGGTTGGTAAATATGCTGAATGTTATTTCGATGGTTGTTGCTGCCATGCTCGGGCAAAAAACCGTTATGCAGTACGTTGCCGGGAGCGCTGAATCTGCGGCCACATCTACCGGGAAATTGGCAACCAATACCGATAAAGCGAAAAAGGCAGCGAAAGGGGCTTTGGCGGCATTTGATCAAATCAATGTATTGCAAAGAAACACAGAAGAAACGCAGGGCGCTGGAACCGGAACAGGTGCCGGTGGCGCAATGCAGTTTATTCAAGTTCCGGTCGCTTCGTCGATAGAAGAAAAAATCAAACCAATCCGCGAACTATTTATGAATTTGTGGGCTGGAATATCAAGTGGGGCATCGGCTGCCTGGCAATTTATCATGAGCATTTGGAATCCATTTGCTACATGGATGTGGGAAAATGTCATAAATCCTACCTGGTTAGGTTTTCAAATGTTATGGTCAACCATTGTCGTTTCTGCTAAACAAATGTGGGATGGTGGTTTAAAAGGAATCTTTGATTTTCTTGTTGAATACATTAAGATCGGGTTGAGAATGATAACCAATATATTCCAAGATCAATTTTTAATGATTAATGGTGTAATGGGTGGTTTTATGACGTTTTTAAAAGGGTTGATTCAATTTATTACCGGGGTCTTTACAGGTAATTGGAAGTTGGCATGGGAAGGTATCACCAATATGTTTAAGGGTATTTGGGTTGCAATGGTCTCGTATGGGACTGGGCAAATGAATATCATCATTGAAATCATCAATGCTATGATTGAAGGCATAACATTAGGTATCAATAGATTCACGGCGTGGTTAAACACCGTTCATGTCAATTTACCATCAATTTTAGGAAGCCAACCGGTTACTATTGGGTTTAATTTATCCCCCATAAAATCATTTAAAATCCCTAAAATCGCATATCCTAAACTTGCAACCGGAGCAGTTATCCCTCCTAATGCTGCTTTTGCCGCGATCTTAGGAGACCAAACAAAAGGCAGAAATATTGAAGCCCCTGAAGATTTGATACGTCAAATTATCCGGGAAGAAATGGGGTCTAACAATGGTGATTTTACCGTCACAATGCCTGTTTATCTGGATAGTGAAAAGATTTACGAAGGGCAGAAAAGAGTATCACGACGTGTTGGTAAAAGTCTGGTGAGCGGAGTTGTGTAATGACAATCGTTATTGATAGTATATCCTATGACGTTCCAATCATCGCCCTGGACGAAACTTGTGATTTTTTAGATAAATATGCAGAACGTACCGAGGATGGGATATTGCACAGAGAATTGATTGGATGCTATTTTAATCAACAAATACAATTTGGGTCTCCTGCAAACGCCACACAAAAAGCGGCAATGGATAGTTTGTGGCTAAAATTAACCGAAGCAGATGAATTCCATACCGTTACCGTACCCGATACAGATGGAGTTGATTTTACTTTCACTGCTTATTTCGCGAGTGTTAAACGTTCTCTTAGAAAATGGAATAGTTCAGAAACATACTGGAGAGGAATGACGGCCAATTTTATCGCTCAATCTCCTGCCAAGGTGCCGGCATGACAGCCACATCTCCCCGTGTTAGTTTTGGTTTTTATGCGACTACCGTCAAACAGGATGCAACACCTACATGCTCCGATAAACAGTCGTTTTCAAAAATGAACGATCTGGTGATTGATAATGTTGCACCACGATCTTACATAACCTATGAACAAGACTTCTGGTTATTGAATGGAGGTTATCGATTCATGCCGACCATTGACGCCGCGATTCATGTAGGGTTGATGAGCGAAAGCATGAGCGATGCAAGCGGTAATTTTTCGTCACCGCCCGTGTTGGTTGTCAACTTCACAGAAGATCAGTCTATTGATAGTTTGACGCTTCATTTTTCACAATATTCGAACGATTATGCAGACGATATTGATGTGGCATATTATGATTCGAGCGCTGTTCTGATAAGCACTACAAACTACACGCCAACTAGTTGGGAATTTTCTACAGAAGACGCGGCGTCAAATTTCAGGCAAATAAAAATCACATTTAATTCAACAAATAAACCATATCGATATCTTAGGGTAATGGGTATTGATTATGGTGAATTAATTGTGTTTGAAGGAACAGACGTTATGAAAGCGTCTTTGATTGAGCAGGTAGACCCAATATCTGCAAAATTACCTAATAATACTCTTGAACTTACAATATATTCAGCGAATTCTCAATTCTCAATGATTAATCCAGCAGGAGATTATTCTGCATTGCAATACCGGCAGGAATTGGCGGTTTATGAAAAGGTTGGCGCAGATACTTTATATCTCGGAAATTATTACCTTGATGATTGGGAAAGCCCTTCTGATAAATTGATATTGTTTAAATGCGTTGATTTGATCGGTGTTCTCGATACCGTCCCTTATTATGGTGGGTTGTGGGCAACCGGAGAAATTACTGTTTCTGAATTACTTGAAGATATGTTCACAGCAATTGATACACCATATGATCTCGATGTTGAATTATATGACATTCCGGTTGTTGGCTGGATACCAGTTACGACATATCGAGAAGCATTACAACAAATTGCGTTTATGGCTGGTGCTTCCGTGTCTTGTTCTAGGTCTGGCGTGGTCCAAATCTATAAATCGATTCTTGCTTCAGATACATGGACTGGTGAATATTCCATCACAAAAGCCATGAAAGGAATGGAGCAATCCCTTACCCTGAAAGTGTTGGTGACCGGGGTCGAGGTAACATCTCATAATTATGTAGAAAATACTACCAGCACAGAACTTTATAACGGGACATTAGACGCTGGAACACATACCATTGTATTCAACGTTCCAGTACATGGTTTGGAAATTACCGGGGCTTCAATATCTACTTCTGGAGCGAATTACGCCACGATTGTTGTCGCTGAAAGTGGGGTTGTTGTTTTATCCGGGTTAGGATATACAGACACATCGAAGGTTTATGGTGTTTATACAACAGGACTTGAAGCGAATGTAAAAACAAACGTTTTAACTGTTTCAAACGCCACTCTGGTAAATGAAAGCAATGTGTTAACTATCGCCAACAAAGTATACAATTATTACCAACAAAGATATTTGCAAAAAATAAAAATGTACGCGCCAATTATTGAACCTGGTAAATCCGCTACCGTAAGCACTCTTTATAATCAAGAAATACTTGGAACGATTGAAAAGATGACAACGTCTTTAACGGGAGGTTTTGTGTCGAATGTTGAAATAACCGGGGTTGTAAACGTATGAAGTTCACAGACCCAATTTACGACCGAACATCAACCGATATTACAAACAGGACGGCAAAGGCATTTATAAATATTGTTGATTGGGTTCGCATCAATGGGAATACGGAAATACTTCATGCATTAATTGAATCTCTTATGAGTATTGGTGTTGATTTCACAACATTGCCTACGCCAACTATAACAACATTCCCGACAGTTGCACAAATAAATTCATTGATTACAAACATCGAAAACATAAGAATAAACAGTGGTTTACCTTCTGCGTTAGGTATTGTCGAATTGTTTGATGAATGGTCTGCTGGAATGTGGGGACAAACACCAGGCTATGAAGACGTCAATGATTGGGAAAGAGATTTATACATCATCTTCAATAACTTGGCGGCGTCTGTTGAATACACAATTTATTGTGGTGTGGCTACAGTAGGGCAAACAAGATTTTATCAACATAGATGGAGACAATACTCATGGGTTCCTGATTCTGCTTCCCCGGTTAGACGGCCTAGAACAAATAACGCGATATGTGGAAGTGGTATAATGAGACAAAACGGATTCAGAAGATATTGAGAGAAAAAATGAAAAACATAATCTTGTTATTGAT